CGCGGGGCCTGCGGCTGGGGGCGGGGAGGTGGAGGCGGGGAGAATGGTTGGGATGGGGGTGGAGGCGGAGGGCGGGTCGGCCGGGGGGCCGGCCGGTTCACGTTGCTGAACACCGGGCCTCCGCCGTTTACCGCTACTCCTGCAAAGGGATCGGCGATCACCTTGATCTTCCCCGCGATCAGCTTGTCCCAGTCCCAGCCCGCGGAGGTGAGCAAGCTGTTCGCTTTGCGCACCGCCACTAGGGCTTCCCCATCATTCGGGCTCGTGGTCATCTTGAGCAACTTTAATAGCATATCTTGCCTTGGCAGTTCGGTGTCTGTCACTTTCCCTTCCCCTTATCTCGAGTTTGGTAGATTCTCTCGATCAGTTCATGGGAGAGAATCCGGGTGTACTCATCCATTTCGAAACTGATCTGTTCCGGGTGGGTGGCTTTGATCCGGGAGCAGATTAGCTTCGCTGCGACTTTGAGCATTATCCATTCCGCGTCCGTCGCGCCGATCCCCTGGGAGTTAAACCAGCGGATCAGCGCGTTCGCGGCTTGGACCATTTCGCTATTGTCCATCGGCACTTGCCGCCTCCTGATCTGAGCGCCAGTCGATCTTGCGGACCACTGTGTAGGGGACGATCAGGGGTTCGATGGTGAAGGTGCGAAACTCATCGTTGTCGGTGAGCTGGCGGCGGCCCACTAGGAGGTAGCGGCGGGCTCGGTCCTTCGTGGGGAAGGGACCGAAGTGGTCGATGTGGTCGATGTATTCGATTGCGAGGATGTAAGCCATCTCACTTCCCTCCGTTACCGTTGGTCAGGTACCCCCCGAAGTTCTTCCGCTCGTTTGGATCGAAGGAGATATCATCCCCGAACTTGGCGTGGGCGGCGCGCTTCTTGCCGAGCGCTTGGCCCGCTTCGATCAGTTTGGCCTTCGCCACCCCGACCGTGTTTGATTCGTCCGCGCCGAGCAGGCGAGCTTGCTTCGAATTATTAAAGTCGCAGCCGATGAATGTGACCTGCCATCCCTTCGCTCGGCACCAATCCAGAACGGCGCGAGCTTGGGTGTCGTTCACCTGGGAGCCGGTTTCCTCTCCGTCCGTCACGATCACGATCGAAGCCTTGTCCGGGTCCAGTTGCTGAAGCTTCTGACCCATCAGGAAGATTGCATCGTACAGAGGGGTCGAGCCCCAGTGGGCGCCGATGGGGTCGTCACCGAATGTGCGCCATGTCCCGATCTCGGAGTCTCGGGCCACGTAGTCCAGATCGTGGGAGTCGAACACCTGAATTATTCCGTGGGAGGCGATGCCCTGCGCCTTCAGGGTATTGATAAATCCGTCCAGGGCGCCCATACAGTCCCACCACTTGTTCATCATTGAGGCGGAGCCGTCAACTAGGATGTAGTCCAGTTGGGTGGATTGCAGTTCTCCGGCGCGGAGTTTGATATAGTTAGCCATTGCGGGGATTCCTTCTTATAGATCGTCGAGGGAGGGGATTGCTTTGGTCGGGGCGGAGCGAGTTGCGAGCTTGACCACCGAAGGTTCCGGGGTGTATTTGCGCTTGATTGTCTCAGCCCAAGAGCGGGGGTCCGCCGCGGGGAGCGGAGCGGCTTCCTGATCGTAAGTGCTGATGCAATCGGAACAGACCGGCACGGTGTGGTCGGGGAGGTTGAGGTAGTTCACGCGAAGCGTGGACTTGAGGGGGAGGCAGGAGGTATAAGGTTTGAGTTGGCGAGTGGTGGGCTTGCGGGGATCGACCCAAACCTCGTACAGGGAGCTGAATTGCTCGGTCGAGGTGCAGTTGCGGCAGTGGTGCGTGTGAACGTGCATGACGTAGCTGTCCAGGAGCAAGTCTTGGGCTAGGTGGAGTTTCACGGGGTATCCTTTCTGAGCTATTTTAGCTGTACAAACGAGCCGGCAATATCCGTCGTAAAACAAGAGCCATCCGGCATACGATAACCAACTAAACAGTCGTTATGCCAGATTTTTCTAGCGTTACAGACGAGCGCCGCGGAATGCACATCATAGCGAAACTCTATTATGTGCATGTAGTCTCTGAACTCGCTTGCGGTGGCTGGAGGGTTTGGACCTTGGTACATTGCGGGAAGTCCATAGGCGGGGAAGGGGCAGAATTGCCCCAGACCCCTAAGCTGGCATATTTGGGGCGGTTTGTCAAGCGAAATGTTTGTGTTCTATGCGCCTGATTCATACGTCCGTGTGTGTCAATATGCGTCAACTAACACGATTTGGTTCCGGCGCGGGTCCGAAGAAAAGAAGAAAGGAGGGTTGAGTTCTGAGGGTTGAGTTCTGAGGGTATATCCTTCTACATATATAGAAAAAAAAATATAATAAACATAACTACTCTATAACTCTGGCCTATTATCAGCCCAGTAATTGGCCGGTTTCCCGGGACTTCCCAGTATGCTTCTATTCTTTTAAGCACCAACAAACCAATCCCAATCCATCAGTCGACGCATCCCGACGCCCAACCAGGTACCCACGACGCACTTCGAGGGAAAGCCCCTCCGTCAGTATATCGAAGTCGCCCTATCAGTGTATGGGGGGAGAAGAAGAAGTTCGGGCGCTTTCGCGCCCGATTCCTTCACTTCTTGGCGTTATGCTTCGTCCAGATCTTCTTGTATTCATCGATCTTCTTGAGCTGGTCCTCGTAATCCCACGCGGTCATCCGCGAGCCGATCGCGAAGTATTCCCGCTCCGCCTTAGCGAGGAGGCGGCTTACCTTCCGTTCGAGCACGCGCTCGGGGTTGTTGTATTCGTAGTAGACGTCCATGTTTCACCATGTCTGAGGTTGCGGGGAGCCGAGCGCCCTTAGGCGCTCGGTAACACTTGAGGGGAGATCAGAGAACGTCCAGCGGCGCAGCTTCGGTTCCAGCGAGCTTTTCGTATTCCGCCTTGACCTTCACGTTCCTGAGCGCAAACGCTCCGTAGCTGATCGCGCCCTTCGTATCGCCGGAGACAACGTGTCCCTTGACGCTGTCCACCTTGTCCTCTTCGATCTTCTTCCGGTACGGTGCGGGGTCCCGCTCGCCCTTCGCGTTCGCAATCGCTTGCGCGAGGAGATCCTTGTCGTATCGCACTCCACCAAGCCCCTCGCCCTTATCCGGCCATTCGCCGCTCTCCACTTTCGCGAGGAAAGCTTCGATCTCCGGAATCGGGTTGGCAGCCTTATCTCCCTTATCCCCATTATTGATCGTGTTCGCAATGTTCCCGAGCTTAGTGAACGCTCCGAAGATCGCAAACATGGTCGCGGGGCTTCCAGGCTGGCCGAATTGGACATCAGCGAACGTTCCCGTTGGCGGGGAATCCGTTTCCTTATTCCAGCCCGGTTTTGCCTTCAAGGCCGAGGTGAGGTGGATGTACCGTGCTCCCGTGGCTTGCGCCATCGACTCGGCCGGGTTTCCGTTCGCATCAATCGCGATTCGAACCGAAGCCCCAGCGCGCTTCGCGGGAGTGATCGTGGTCTCAGTCATTCTCGTTTCTCCGAATTTTGGTCAAGCTTGACGAGCCGCCCTTGACCGGATGGCGGTTCCCTCCTTTGCCTGCGGCCCGCGTTGACGAGCCGCCGTTGGGCGTGGGGAGAGCTGGCGCGGAGGTCCATCGCTTTAGCCCGTCGGGCACGGCGGAGGCATATCACGCGCGCAGGGCCAACTCGCCCACCGCCCGCCTACCTCCGCCCGCATAGGGCCGCGTCCAGTCCACGTAATATGCGCCCGCCAAGGAGTGAATGCAAGAGGTTCTCGATCACGTATTGTTACAGTTATTCCTCAGCGTTCGCAGTCCCTTGCCAAGTAATGAATCGCGCAGCGGGCCCGGCCCCGCCCCCCTCCGCCCCGCCGCTTCTCCCCCCGGAACGCCAGAGGCGGAGCGCCACAGTTCGAAGATCAAATGGCCCGGAGTCACATTAATGGCCCGGCGCTTCGCCCCGCCGGGTTACCTTGGCAGAGGTGAACCATGATGAATGAACGTCCGGACCCCACCGAGCTGCCCGCATCTTTTTGGATGGATACCACGACTGCGCCGCATACCCCTCGGGGGACCCCCCGCCAGGGTGGGAGTGGGCACTGGAAGCCGATGTCCGCGCTAGTCTGGTACGATTCCATCATTGATGATATCCTGACCAATCCCGGCACCACGATGAAGCAGACCGCGGCCCGCCTCGGGCGCGCGGCCACCACGATCTGCTCGGTCGTGTCCAGCGATCTGTTCAAGGCCCGCTGGGCGCAGCGCCGCGAGCAGTTCAGCGCCGCGCTCGATGCCCGCCTCACCCAGAAGCTCGCCCAGGTAGCGGAGAAAGGTCTAGATGCCCAGATCGAGATTCTGGAGAAGAAGAAGGATTCCATCCCTCTGCCGATCCTGAATGAGACGGTGAAGAATTCCCTCGATCGTCTGGGCTATGGTCCTGCCCCGGCGCAGCCGGCCCCCGTCCAGGTCAATGTGAACAATGCTAATGTGGTTTCCCCTTCTGCGCTTGCGCGGGCCCGAGAGAACCTCCGGACCCTCGAGGGCGCAGTCCTGAACCCCCGCGAAGCGGGTGTCCCCTCATCGGGGGAATCCCGCGAAGCGGGGGTCCGTGAGTCTGAGAACCCTCGCGAAGCGAGCGTCCGCCCGTTCATCGATTCCGCCCGCGAAGCGGGATCCCTAACTTCGGAGGGTCCTGCGGGGGGCCCCCCGGAGGAGGGGGAGGAGGATTGAGGCTGGCCCCCTGGCCTCTCCCCCTCCCCCAAACCGATCCAGAGGAGACCTCATGGCGAAGCCATCCCGAACCGCTACCCGTAAACTTGAGGCCCGCCGGGATAGCGAGCGGACGGCCTTCGGCCGCTATTCCGCGCCCGTCCGGCAGCGCCCGCAGAGCTATTCCGGTCTCGGGTTCCGGAATGAGGATATCCTCCAAAACCTCGAAGTCGTGTTCTGCCGCAAACGCCATTCCGCCATGCCGAACACCCCGCCCACCGTGGTGGTTAGCAACGACCTCCTCCTCGAATCCGGAAGCTATCTTCTCCTCGAATCCGGATTCAAAATCATCCTGGAGCCCTGAGCCCCGATGCCCGACACCAAGCTGTCTGCTCTTCCTTCTGGCGCCGCACTGGCGGATAGTGATCTGTTCTATTCCGTCCAGGGGGGCTCCTCGTTCAAGCAATCCCTTCTCTCCATCTCGAACTATATCGGGAGCAAAGGCTACCTCACCGGGAACCAAACCATCACCCTCACCGGGGATGTAACCGGAAGCGGGACCACCGGGATCACAACCGCTTACTCAGGCAACCTTCCGGTCTCGAAGCTCAATTCCGGCACGGGCGCCTCATCCTCGACCTTCTGGCGGGGCGACGGGACTTGGGCCACGCCTGCTGGCGGTGGGATGTCGATTGGTGGGGCAGTGACCGGAGGCACGCCGAACTCAGTCCTCTTCGTGGGCGCGGGCGGGGTGCTCGCCCAAGACAACGCCAATTTCAACTGGGTAGACAGCACCGGCACCTTAAACCTGACCGGAAGCAATGCTTCAACCCTGAAGGCCGTGAACATCCAGACCGCATCTTCGCCAACGAACTCATTCGAGTTCGACACCACCTGGAACACCACCGGCAGCACGGTCGCCTTCAGCCTCAACGTAACCGATACCGCCAGCGCGACTAACTCGGTGCTCTATGCCACCACTGTCAACGGCGCCGCGAAGTTCCTAGTGGACAAATACGGCAACGCGCAGGCGTATAGCTGGAGTGATCTATCCCAAGCGCTCCTGCTGACCCTCGGTGGCGCCGGGACCGGAATCTACGACGTGACCAACAACCCGGGCCTGTTCCTACCAAGGGATGGCCAGATTGGATGGGGTAGCACTGCCCAATGGAATACATCCTCCCCGGATGTGGTGTTCAGGCGGTTTGGGACCGGCCAGCTTTTCCTTTACAATCCCTCCGGGGCCGCCAGCCTTTATGTCTATAACACCCTGAGCATCAGCGGCAGCACGGTGAATTACGAACGCGGGGTGATGGACTGGATCACCACCCCCAATGTGTTCATCCTCGGCACCCAATACCAAGGGAGCGGTCAGACCCGAAAGCTGCGGGTCTACTCTGAGGGTGTCCCGATGTTATACGGTGATTTCAACCTAAACAATTACTTCACCGGGGTGGCGGGCAATTTCAATGTGACCGGCCAGAAGAACATGGGCACCGGCACCTATGCCCTCGCTAATCTAACCACTGGCCTCTCCAACATGGGAGTGGGGTATCTTTCGGGTTACAGTCTTACAACCGGCCAGAATAACACCCTAATCGGTAGTGTTACGCTGTTCTCTGCAACGACCAGCAGCAATAACATCGCCATCGGATCGTATGCGTTGAAGAACTATACCGACGTCGGGACTTGCATTGCTATCGGCACAGAGACGCTTGAGAACCTAACGACCGGGGCCTCCAACACAGCGATCGGTTACTTTACCGGCAACGGCATGACCACCGCTTACAACAATCTAATGATCGGGAACTACGCTGGCGTGAATATGAGCGCCGCTTATTCCAATAATAATACCATTCTCGGAGTGAGCGCGGCGCAGAACCTGACCGGGGGCCAGAACAACACCCTAATCGGGGGGTGGACCGGCCCCTCGGCGATCGTGTCCAACATGGTCGGCTTCAGCGACGGCGCGGGCACCCTGCTGCTAGATTACAACTACACCCACGCGGGTACATGGACGCTAACTCAACCGATCCTGGTCGTGCCAGTGGCTACCGCCTCCCTTCCCGCCGCCGGGCAGAAGGGTCGGAAGCACTTTGTCACCGATGCAACAGTGACAACCTTCGCCTCCGTGGTGGCGGGGGGCGGGGCGAATGGTGTTCCAGTCTATGACGATGGTACGAATTGGAGAATCGGCTAATGAGTAATGCAATCTCATTCATCAACACCTACACCCAGAATATCGTTCAGCTTTGTCAATTAATGCAGACCCTCCGAGTGAACAACGATCAAATCGATGCTGACCCCACGTTGATTGATAGGTATTTCTCCACTCCTCCATTCGGACAGGCGGGTTCACCCAATCAGGTGCCGCGAACCGATATTGTGGCGCAAGACGTAACCAATGCCCACAGTGCATTGGTGCAGATGCTATTTACCTTCGACTCCGGATCACCGACCCAGAAATCATACCTATATAAGATGCTGCCATGATCGAAGATATCGTTGAGCGCATTCGCAATCGTCCTAATGATGCTCCAGGCCGCGGATGAGATTGAGCGCTTGCGTCTTGAGCTAAAACGCTTGCAGGAAGTGGTGCCATGATGCTGAAGATCGAGTTTGACGAACAGGTATGGTCGGCGATCATCGACATGCTGGCGGAGCATCCCTACAAACGCAGCGGCGCTATCATCAACACCATGGCTCAGAAGATCCAGGAGCAGAGGCCGGACTCCGGCCTCGGCACCGGGAATGGGAAGATCAGTGATGCCCCCCGATCCCAAACTGACAATCGATGAGCTAGTCCAGCTCTGCGCGGTGGATAACCAGCTGTTCTGCACGACCTTCTTCCCCAAGTCGGCGCGGCAGCCCCCCGCGCCATTCCATTCCGATATCTGGAGACACCTAAATGACCCCGCGAAGCGATACCTCAACCTGGTGTGTTTCCGCGATTCGGCAAAAACTACTATCCTCCGAATGTTCACCGGGAAGAGGGTTGCGTTTAACGTTAGCAAAACGATTCTGTATGTTAGCGCAAGTGAAGCGCATGCAGCTCGTTCAATACGTTGGCTTCGGACCCGGATCGAATCAAAAATGGGTGCCGGTGGGATTGAGAAGAAGGAGTTCTTCGCCCAGACCTTCGGCCTCCGGCCGGGGGCCAAGTGGACGGATACTGAGCTTGAAATTTTTCACGGGGTTGATGCCACCCCGATCTGGATACTCGGCGCGGGAATCACCGGAAATATTCGGGGTATTAATTTCGATGACTACCGGCCGGACCTTATTGTTCTGGACGACATACTCACGGATGAAAATGGGGCTACCCTCGAACAAAGGGAGAAGATTACCGATCTTGTCATGGGGAGCCTTAAGGGCTCCCTCGCCCCCGCGAGCGAGGCGCCGAGCGCGAAGCTCGTCATGCTCAACACCCCCCAAGCGATCGATGATGTTGTCCATATCGCGGAGCACGATCCGGAATTCTTTTCCTGCCGCTATAGCTGTTGGACCCCCGAGACCTTACCCCTCGATGTCAACCAGCAGGTTAGCTCTTGGGAGACTCGCCATCCCACGCTCGCGCGGAGGGCCGAGAAGCGGGCGGCGATCGCTCTTAATCGGCTCTCCATTTTCTCAAAAGAAAAGGAGGTCCGGGTGATCTCCCGGGAGACCGCGATGTTTAGGGAGGAGTGGTTGAGGTTTTATGATGATCCCCCAGAGGAGGGAAGTACCGTCCTCGCCATCGATCCCACCCCTCCGCCGATGAAGAGGTTGGATCAGAGGCAGGTCCTGAAGCGAGACTACCAAGTCGTGGGTGCGATGCGCCGCCACGGCGGGAACTACTACATCCTAGACTACGCGGCCCTCCAGGCCGCCCCGCCTGAATGGGTAATCACTAAATTCTTTGAGATGAGGTTCCGATGGCGTCCGTACAAGTGTATTGTGGAATCTGTGGCGTATCAAGCTACATTGAAGTGGATTCTGGAACAGGAGATGGCGAGGAGGGGACAGTGGACAACTGTCGAGCCTTTCAACGATATAAAATCCAAACCTGTCCGTATTCAGAGTGCCCTGCACGGAATTGCATCCGCTGGCCGCCTATTCGTGAAACGAGAGATGACCGGGTTTATTGAGCAGTGGACTAAGTTCCCCGCGGTTGAGTTTGATGATATCCTGGATTTCGTGGCGATGGGCACTCTCGGCCTCGCCAACGCGTATGTGGAGACCGAGAGTGATATCGATAATATCATTCCCCTAAGGAGCAGAAGGAGTGCACCGTGATGGCAAGAGGAAGAGAAGGCGATCGAGATCGGGATGATCTGACTGGGTGTTCGGAGGAATCCCTGAATGAGTACTACTATCGGCAGCAGGGGACCCCCAATCGGAATGAGGTGATCCCCACTTGGCGCAAGCCGCCTCCCGATCGAAATGCGGAGCCCGAGGCGTACCATTTCGAGCCCGGGGCCGAAGAGGCGAAAGCAACGGACTGGCCCTGGGATTCCCAGACCCAACACGTCGAAGAGATACAGGATACGCAGAAGGAGCAGCACCGGCCCGATCCCGGGAACCTACCATCCCATTCGAGGAATTTCGGCCGGACCTTCACTGGTAGCAAGAAAGCACCCTAATGGCAGAACCGATTAGGATTAGATTCCTGAACGCGCTTGATCCGGAGGAGGAGGAAGCTGGAGCCCCTGCTCCGCGGGCCGCGGATCTTCCCACTCGGCTTCCTCCGAGGGCCCTCGATGATGCGATCCGAGGGGCCTATAGCGCCCCTCCCCCACCGGAACCTCCCTTTGACCCTAAGGAGGATGTGGTTAACGCTCCCCGGAGGCTCGGTCCTAATCTCGAAGAGAACCTGTATTTCGATCCCGGGAGCTTCGAGCGCCGGTGGTTGGTTCAGGGGTCCCCCCATGCTCAGTTCGCGGCGGAGCGGGAGAGGAAGGAGCAGTTACAGGACCTAGGGCCCTCACCTCCGGGTGGGGATGTGCCATTCGATCCCGTGGGTCCGAAGAGTATCTACAACCCGCATGAAACCTCCCCTCACGATGTGTCGGGGGATATCGAGGATCAGCGAGGGATGAATCGGGCGCAGGCAGACCTGCAAGCTAAGTTCCTGCGAAGCAGGGGCGCGTATAACAATGATCCGAACTACGAACCCACTCCTCCGGTAAGCTACAACTACCAGGACCTGACCAAGTTCCCTCTAACTAAGGCTTATCCCCACTTCGTGGGGGCGCTCAAGGAGGATGATCTAAATTCCCCCGAAGATAATCTTGCTTGGGTGATGGAGGATCAATACCTTCATCCTCTGAAACACCAGCATAATACCCCTCTAGACGATCCCCACCAAACGAACGAGTATCTCAAATGGGCGATTGAAGGAGGGAAAGATCCGGAGGAAGAGGAGCACGACTATGACCTCCGCGGTTACTACAAAGCGGGGGGCAAGCTCGCCACTCCTGGCGGGAATCCGGTCCACCTCCCGGACACATTCAAGAAACCAAACCATCCCACCTTCTCGGATGAGAGCCGGTACTCCGGGCCGGGGAATGAGGGAGGGCACTGGGTCACGGACAATAAAGGGAGGTATATCGCGTTCCGTCCGGGGGCCGCGAATCTAGTCCACCACACCCCGGCGGACCTTCAGGAGTATTTCAAGAAGTACGAACCGGGAGTCCAGCTAATCTTCCCTCCTGGAACCCCGGGGGTCCCCGAGCCGGAGATGAGCACGTTCGATCAGAGGTTCCCGAGGATGGAGGAGCCTACTCCGATGGAGCAATATAACGAGAGGCAAAGGAAGAAGAGAGAAGGGAAGTAAATGGTCACTCGGCAGTTCTCCAGGGAAATTGAGCAGATCCTCCTTCAGCGCCTCGAGGCGAGGGTTAAGTATTCCATGCAGAAGCGGTCCGATCGGATAAAGCAATGGGAACTGAGCGAGGACAAGGCGTTAGCTTACCTTCGGGAACAGGACGAGGATGCGCTGCGCAGAGCGCAGCGCGAGATCAAAGGCCACACCACCTACACCACGCTTCAGATCCCCTATTCCTACGCTACCCTTATGACTGCCCACACCTACATGACCAGCGTTTTTTTCTCGCGCAGTCCCGTACATCAATTCACTGGACGGCATGGCGAAACCGAACAGCAGGTTTCCGCGCTCGAGGCTCTAGTATCGTACCAAGTCGAAGTAGGGGCCCACCTTGTTCCATATTACATCTGGCTGTACGATGCGGGGAAGTACGGGTGTGGTATCCTTGGGAATTATTGGGCGGATGAGCAGGTTCAATATTCTAGCGTAGATCAATTGACGATTATGGGTCCGGACGGTCAGCCGGTCCCCGGGAGTGAAAAGAAGGTCCAGCAAACATTCCGGGTCCCGGGATATCAAGGTACGAGGGTGTACAATGTTCCACCGTTTGATTTTGGCCACGATCCTCACTATCCTATGTATCGATTCCAGGAAGGTGAGTTTGTCTACGTGCGGAAAACCCTCGGTTGGAACGAGATCAAGAAACGGCAGTTCGCCGGATGGTATACCAAAGATGGTATATCTCGTCTCCCGTCTAGGCCACCACACACTGCGCAGATTCAGGAGGGAAGCTCTGCCCTCCTGCGACCTGACCGGGTGTATCAGCAAACTCTCGGTGCCGCTAATGATGATCTTAAGCATCCCACTTCTATTGATATTTTTGAAGTGTATGTTGATCTTATCCAGTCTGAGTGGAAGATAGGAGATAGCTCCTATCCCGAGAAGTGGGTCTTCACCATTAGTTCGGATTATGGGGTCCTGCTTGGGGCAGAACCATTGGGAAACGCTCATGGCAAATTTCCATTTAGTATCATCGAGACCGAGATCGAGGGATACGGATTATATAGTCGAGGTATTCCTGAGATCATTGATCCAATTCAACGGACTATGGATTGGCTCATTAATTCTCACTTCTACAATGTTCGAGCTAGCCTTAACAACCAGTTTGTCATCGATCCCTCCAAAATCGTCATCGACGATACAGAGGATGGAGGCCCTGGGTTTATATATCGTCTGAGGCCCGAGGCTTATGGCACTGACATCACAAAGTTCTTCTACCAGGTGCCGGTGACAGACATCACAAGGGCGCATATGAATGATTTGGAGGCTATGCAAACTCTGGGGGAGAGGATCACAGGAATTAATGAGCAGATGTTCGGAGGAATCAGCAAATCTAGAACAACTGCTACAGAGGTACGAACGAGCACTGGGTTTGGAGTCAATCGGCTCAAAACCATTACCGAATACGTCAGCGCAATGGGGATCTCGCCCTTGGCGTCGAGGATGGTGCTGGATTCCCAGCAGTTCTACGATCAGGAGAAGAAGTTCCGGATAGTGGGGGATCTGGCGCAGATGGCGGGTCCGACCTTTATGCAAATTGATCCCACGATGCTTAGTGGGGATTTCGACTTCGTCCCGGTAGATGGGACCCTCCCCATTGATCGGATGGCGATGGCGACCTTGTGGCAGAACATCATGGGTCAGATGCGGAATTTCCCCCAGCTCATGGCCCAGTTCGATATAGGAAAGGTATTTACTCATGTGGCGCAGCTTGGTGGAATACGTAACATCAACCAGTTTAAGGTTCAGGTCGTGCCTGACGCGGTGCTGGCGCAACAGATGGGGCTCGGGAATGTGGTGCCGATAAAGCCCCCGAGTCCCGCCCCTCACCCATCGTTTAATAGTAATGTGGCCCAGATGCCTTCCCCCGGAGGGGAGGCGCTAGAAGGAGGCGGAGGTGGAGGAGGAGAGCAGCCGGCCAACCCGGGAACCTCGGGAAATTACCCCTGAGCAGAAGGCAGAGTTGCGTACGGGGACCACAATTAAGAATTGGATCAAAACCGATGGATGGAAAGTGTACCGCGCAATTCTTGAAGCCCATCTCGCCACCAAGAGGATGGAGCTGGAGGGTCCGGCTGAGGTTCATCTGGACGGTCTGGCGCAAGCGCTTCGGTTTGAGGCCGCAAAAGGCGCCATTATGGGATTAAGGTTAGCGTTATCCATTCCTGACGGGATAATCAGCAACGATAAGATGCTGAGACGGGACCTCGGCCTCGCTGCCGGAGATGAAGATGATGCTTAGTGATCTATTCCCGCGAGTCCTGCTAGATGATGGTTCCTCTTCCCCCGCAGGGGGAAGCTCCCCTGCGTCTCCGCCGTCAGGTCCCGGCCCCGGCGGTCCTCCCGGCGCAGGGGAAGTAACCTCCACCCCGCAACAGATTCCTTCCTCTATCCCAGAGGATACTGGTGGCGAGGGCGCCGAAGGCGCCGATCAGTTCGCTGGGATGGAGGATGATTTCGATACCCTAGATCTCGGTGTGCAGCCACTGACGGGTGACGAGCCCGGCCGGGTTGCCGCCAGACCCCCGCCTGCACAGCAGCAAGCTCCTGCACCCGCCGCTCCGGCGGCGGCCCAGCAGCAAACTGCGCCGCAGGCGCCAGCGGAGAACGTGCCTTCGGCACCACGGTCTCAGCTGGATTTCGCTCTGGATGGATTTAAAACGAACTCCGCTGAGCTAGCCCTGTGGGCTAGTCAGAATCTGTTCGCGCTATCTAGAGAGGATGCCGAAGCGTTAGAGAACAACGCAGTTGACATGATCCCGAAACTGATGGGCCGGATCTATGTGTCCAGCCTTCAGGCTGCCACCAATCTGATCAAGAACTTCGTTCCTGAGATGGTGCAGAGTGGGGTCGGCAACCAGCAGCAGCGCGCCACCCGGGCGGCGGAAGCGCTGAATGAGTTCTACCAGAGCAATCCCCACCTTAACCCCCAGGTCCACGGCGCCGCCGTGGATAAGTGGGCGAGGAGCTTCCGGGCCGCGAATCCCGGGGCCTCCCGCAAGGATGCGATTGCGTTCGTTGGGAGAGCAGTCTCGGCGGAATATGGAGTGATGCCTGGGTCTGGGTCGGCGCGAAGCGCCGCCGTGCCGTTTGCGCCCGCTCGTCCTGGCGCGAGGGCAATGACACCGCAGAGGGGAGCAGAACATGACCCCTATGCTGGGATGGAGGATGATTTAGAACCATAGGAGCTAGACCATGTCTGGCATCGCTGGCCTGCGCGGAACAGGCGATTGGGGCACGGATGAGCGCCCAAAGAACTTCCGCGAACGTATCCTTTTTATCTCCCCTAATGGAAATGCACCAATCTTCGCCTTGACGAGCAAGGCAGGAAAATACGCGGTTAATGATCCCGAGTTCGCGTGGTGGGCGGAGAGCCAGAACCTGATTCGGTTGGTGACAAGTGGGGGCCTTCTCGCAACCGATACCCTAGTGACCGTGGTTGGTGCTGATCCGACCTCGTCAACCATGTCCTCCCTCTATGGGGCGGCCACGAACCTGAAACAGGGGGATGTGCTCTTGGTTGAACCGGCGGCGGATGCGGTGACGTTCACTAACGAATATCTGATCGTGGACACAGTGGTTAGTGATACGCAGCTTACCGTCCGGCGAGCCCAGGGCGGGAGTACTGCCTCGTCGATAACCAGTGGTTCGGGGTTAACCTTGGTGGGCAGTTCCTTCTCCGAAGGTACGGCCGCTCCGCGAGCGGTTAGTCGGAATCCGATCAAGTTCAAGAACTATATCCAGATCTTCAAAGATACCTATGAGCTGACCGGGACGGCGACCGAGACCTTCGCCCGTACCGGAAACGCGTGGTCTAATGATAAGAAAAGGAAGATGTTCGACCACGCCAAAGCGATCGAGATGAGCATGTTGTTCAATCCGGCCGCGGTGGAGTTAACTGGCGATAACGGCAAGCCCCTCCGCTTCATGGGCGGGTTGCGTACGTTTATTCCACCCACCAATACCACCGTGTTCACCACAGGTGCCGGTGCCACCACCGCAGTGAGTTTCGCTAATGCACTCCAACCAGCATTCATGTTTGATCTGGGTGGAGGGGATACCCGGATTGGGTTCTGCGGAAATAAAGCGAGGGTCGAGCTGGGTAAGGTCATCCAGGCGGCCACCGGCGTCAAGATCGAGCTGGGCAACCCGGTCCGGTTGTTCGGTATTGATTTCCAAGAATATATCCTCCCAATGGGACGGTTGCTGATGAAATCTCATCCCTTGCTGTCTCAGCATCCTCTGTACCAGTCTAGCCTCTTTGTCCTCGATTTCGCGGCGATTAAGTACACCACGATGAAAGGTCGCCCCGATGCCAAGATCAAAGATGATGTGCAGCTCCCGGATGAGGATGTCCGAAGGGGGTATATCCAGAGTGATTGCAGCCTGCTAGTGGATGGCGGAGGGTTGTCCTGCGCCTACCTCGGCGGCATTACCGCGACCTAGGAGGTAGAAATGCAAGGCGAACTCATCGAATCATCCAGGCTCCGTAGATCTTCGTGGGACGGGCCGTTCGGGATGACCTATAGCAACCAGACCATAACCGGGGCGTATACGGTGCCAAGCACCGCGCCGTATATGATCGTGCTCTCGGCCGCGGGCGCGCAGAACGCCACGATGTACACCCCTCCGGTCACCAATGTGATGTGGTGTCATGAACTGTGGGCTAGTGGGGCGGGGACTATCACGATCAAGGGAGCGAGCGCGGGCAATCCCACAATTGGGACGGTCGCCGCTGGCAAGAGGGCGGAGATCGTGTGGAACCCAATGGCCTCCCCTCAGGATTGGGTTACATTCCTCTCAGCGTAGGAGGTGGAGATGCAAGGTCAGATATTCGACCAATGCAAGATAAGGAGGAGTATGTGGGACGGCCCGATGGGCCTCTCCTATGGGATGTTGAACGTAAGCGGGGCGTATTCGCTGCCGAATGGGGCCCCCTACCTCATCGCCCTAAACAACGGGGCGACCGCCATTAACGTGACGATGTACAATCCCACGCTCGCGGGGTCGCCCACCGCTCCCAATATTATGTGGTGTCATGAACTGTGGAATCAGGGCAACACGACTGGGACTATAACCATTAAGGGCGTGGGCGGAGGCACGGTCGGCACTCTCGCCCCGGGTAAGAGGGCGGAAGTGGTGTGGAATGCGGGGGGCGCCTCGCCGGAATGGGTGGTGTTCGTCAGCGCATAGCGCATAAAGGAGAGAGTAGATGACGACAGTTCGTAGTATCAAAATGGTTGGCATGACTGCCGACAAGACTATCTCAGTCGTGCTGGTCGGCAATCTTACCGAGCACGACCAGCCGATCGGGACGCCGCCGGAGGTGGGGCCGCCCTCGGGTGGGACCCCCGAGCAGCCGATCTATACCCCTCCACCGACGGTCCAGCCGGTCAAGAAGTGAGGCCAACTTGGGGAGATTATCGGCTAGGTAATCTCCCCTTTTCGCATAGGAGGTCAGCGATGGCGAAGAGCCAACCCCCATATAGTTCCAAACAAGCAGCATCGATCAGCCGGGCGGGGCCGAAGACCCGGGGGTATGAGCCCGGCCGGGCGGCCCCCCAGGTTAGTGGGTCTTCCGGCAAAGGGATCGAGAAGTGTCATTGTTCCGGGAAACCGGGAATGTATGGTGAGATGTCTCACCCCAAAGGGAGGAATCAGTAATGGCTAAGAAGCATCCGGGGTTCAAAGCGGTACAGCACAGTATCGCTAAGAAGGAAGGTTACAGCGAGGAGCGGGCTGGGGCGATTCTCGCCGCCTCGAGCCGGAAGGCGAGCGCTGGTGCGAAGCACCGAAACCCCAGGCTGAAGAGGGTAAAAGGATGAGAAGAGGAAAGAAAGGGGGGCCGAGGGCCCCGAGCCTTTCCCCGCCGAAGGGGAAGAGTTCAGATCGATCCCCCGATAGCTCGGGCCGAATTCCTGGAGCGGCCCTGTCGGGCTTGCTGGGAATGATGGGTCAGGGCGGACCGGGACCGACGCAGTCGGGGCCTGAGGGTCCGAACCCGATGGGTGCGGCTGAGACCGCACCAGGGGAGGGACCCCCGAGTGGACCACCTCCCGGCATGGGCGCTGGGCCTCGTCCCCGAAGGCGGGGGGCCCCCTGATGCCATGGAAGCCAAGTGAAGCTAAAGGTCATACCAAAAAGGCGAAAACCCCCGCTGAGCAGCGGCAGTGGAGTCATGTGGCGAATAAGATTCTCGCCTCGACTGGGAATGACGCTTCTGCCATCCGCCAAGCGAATGCGGTGGTTGCCAAACATCCCTCGAGGAAAAAGAGATGATTCTTGACGTCGCTATCTCGGAAGTGCAACAGATCGCGGGGTGGCGGTCGGATAAGGCCACCCAGATCCAGGCCGCCCTCCAATACGCGCAAACCGAGCGGGAAAAACCCAACCGCACCTATCCGTGGTTTCTGCGGAATACGAATGATTCCGCGATCGTCACGGTCTATAACCAGATGCAGTATCCGATTCCGAGTGATTATATCGAGGATACGGAAGAGCTGGATGGAAACCTGTATATCTACACGATGAGTGGGGGGTCTACCCCGGTCAATCCGCCGGGGGTCCCGAATTCCCGGACTGTGTTCCTGAAGAAGCAAAATTTCGCCCATAACCAGATCCGCTATTTCGGAGAGTGGCCGTATGTCTATTATAACCCCGCTGGTATTCTCTATGATACCGGCTCGTTCGTCGGACCGGGGGTCCCCCGGGATTATTACCTTGGGGATACTTTTGTTCTTCTCTACCCTCCCCCTGATAATGTATATTATGTGTCTTGGAGATATTGGGCTGCGGACACTGCGCAAGCTCTGGGACAGGAAAACAAATGGTTGAAGAATGCGCCCTGGGTTCTGATTGGGGATGCGGCCACGAAGATATGTGCTGATCTCCAGTACCAAGGGGGACTGACCACCGCGCAAGGGATTGCGCGGACTGCGGAGGATAACCTATTCCGCGCCACGATTAATAGATCTGAGGCGGGGAAGCGGCGGAGCATGGGGTCCAGGCTATGAGTCTCGAAACTGCAACCTATGTGGCGGATCTCCAATCGGTGAATCCGCCGAGCACCGATCCCACCTCTCAGGGGGACGATCACCTTCGGTTAATTAAGCAGGTTTTGCAGAACACCTTCCCGGGGGCCAGCCGGGCGTTCCAGGTCCCGAGCGTCCTGACCAAAACTGCGAATTATTCGATCCTGTCGGGGGATGGGGAAGGGGTCATCTATGTGGGGACCGCCGGGGGCGCGGTGACGCTTACCCTTCCTGCCCTCGGGACGGTGGACAAGGGGTGGAAGATCAATTTCATCAAAACCAGCAGTGATGTTAATCCGATGTTTATCGCGCCCGCCGCGGGTACGCTGAACTCCGGCGGTTACGCTGGGTTGGCGAAAGCCAGGCGATGTATTCCAGGGGCGCGGAGTACTGCGGTCTGGGATGGCGCGGCGTGGTTCGTTACTCGGGTAAGCACTGCGCCAATTGGGTGTATGCTTGATTTCTATGGCACCACCCTTCCCGCGGGATTCGAGTGGCCGAACGGGCAGACCCTCGCCTCGGTCGCTACGAATTATCCTGAATATAATGCCGCGGTGGGATCGGGGCTAACCCCCGACATGCGTGGCTACGCCGGGATTGTGCTGGATAACCTCGGCGGCGCTGCCGCCGGGCGGTTGCCGAATGGGCAGATCAGTGGGTCCGTCCTCGGCGCCACCGGCGGGGTGGACGCTGCGGTGATCACTTCCAGCCAACTACCCGCTCACCAACATAATGTTTTTATCTACGACCCGACGCACTCCCACACCCTGACCGCCGCGGTGAGCAATGCGGGGGGTTCTTCACCCCCCGGCGGCGCATCGGTCTCAGGCACGGGAACCGTTTCCGGAACGAACGCGGCCTCCACCGGCATGACCATCGGTTCGGTCGCCGGGGCGGGAGCGAACGATAACAAGACCGCCAATAGCACCGGCGGTGGGGCCATACGTGGAAACCTCCAACCAAGTATCATGCTGGGGAAGATTCTGGTGGTGGAATGAAATGGTTGATCCTTGTCCTGTTCCGATTGGTGATGCTGCATGGACCCGGGGGTCAGATCATTTGGATCAACCCAGAGGCAGTGGTTGAGCTTCGGACCCCACGGGAGGGGGAGCATTTCCCTCCGGGGACTCGGTGCGTGATTAACACCTCGGATGGGAAGTTCGCCCTGGTGGTTGAATCCTGCAAGGATGTCGAGGAGATGATGAAATGAGGGTTGCGATTAGTTCCGGACATGGCCAACATGTTCAGGGGGCGGACGAATACATCAACGAGGTAACCGAGGCGCGGCGGGTGGTGGATCATGTGGCGGAGGAGTTAGAGGCGGCGGGAATCGAGGCGTTCGTGTTTCATGACAACACATCCAAAACCCAGACCGAGAACCTGGAGGCGATTGTGGCGTTTCACAATTCCCAGAATCGGGATTATGACGTGTCTGTGCATTTTAATGCGTTCGAGCCCACCGATTCGCCGCGGGGGACGGAGTGCTGCTACCTCACTGAAGCGGATCTGGCAAAACAGATGTCCGGGACGATAGCTCGGAATGGGGATCTTATCGACCGAGGCGCGAAGGCGCGGAGCGATCTCTACTTCCTGAACAAGACCGAGGCTCCCGCAATCCTGATCGAGACCTGTTTTGTGGATAGCAAGGCGGACGTTAATGCTTACCAGGTTAATTTTGGGATGATCTGCGCGGGAATTGCGGATGTGTTCATTATGATGGGGAAAACCACCACCCCCCAGGTGGCTTTTCAAGCGAAGGGAAAATGTTCTTGGTTCGGGGGGCCGCAGGACGAGGGGGTGAGCGAGGATGAGGGCTTGGCGTTTATCTATGCGTATGAGCAGGCCCCTCATCTGTTCCTGAAGGAACAGCCCCCAGGAACCTCTGGCCTTGCGCGGAGGTTAGATCCCGCGGTCCCCTACGTGGCGTGTAGGTGGGATTACGCTATCACTCCGAAGGAGATGCTAGCCGATAAGGATAACTTCGCCCTCGTCCGGGCGGGGAAGTGGAGGATTCTCGCGTGGCCTGCGGATTGGGGTCCACACGAGACTACAGACCGGATCGCTGACCTTTCCCCCGGTCTGCTTGATACCCTCGACATCGAGACCGATGACGAGGTTGAGGTGATCTACCCTGTTAGATTGAAATAGGAGAAGCGGATGAGCAAAGCAATTGATGATCTGGCTGGAAGGTTGCAAGGTTGCTGCGCGGGAATCGTGGGGTTCAAAGATCGGGCCTCCGGCCCGGATAAAGATCCGAACGCGCCCCCGGCGCCAGTCCCTCCAACCGAGGAAGATAAAGCCAAATTCAAACAGATGATCGAGGAAGCCAAAGGGATCATCGAAGCGATGGAGGCGTCCTTCGAGAAGGAGAACCCTAAAAGCACCGGGGACACCCAAACCACGAGCGTCACGCACGGCACGACCGCCTCGCGGACGAAAACCGCCGGTTAAACCAAAGGTCGCGAAGCGTGCCCGAAAGTCAGATCGACATAAACGACGTGGCAAGCGTGGGAGTCGTTAGGGACTCCCCGCCCCATGAGCTTCCACCCGAGGCGTGGACCACGGCGGAGAATGTGCGGTTCGAGGATAATAGTGTGGTGCAGCTTCTGGGTTATTCCCAGGTGTTCGGCACTCCACTGTTCGCCCCGTATTTTGCGCAGTTTGTCTCCGCGCCCGGGCAGCCGTGGTGGCTCTACGCTGGATTGGGCAAGATCGCCGCGTACAATGGGACCGGACACTTCGACATCACCCGTACCACGGACGGTGCAATCTACAACGCCACAGGGGCATTTCAATGGAACGGGACGAATATTGGTGGGATTCCGGTACTGAACAACGGAGTGGATGTTCCGCAGTACTGGCCGAGTTTTACCTCTACGACGCACATGGCGAACTTAGCCAACTGGCCGAGCACTTTGAGGTGCCTGGTGATCCGGGCGTTCGGTCCGTATATGATGGCGCTGAACTTGACTGATACGGGGGTCCTGAAACCTTATGATATAAGGTGGAGCCATCCGGCCGATCCCGGCTCGGTCCCGGTCACTTGGGACATCACCGACCCCACCCATAATGCGGGGCAGGTGTCGCTGAGTGATGTGGATTCCGGACAGATTGTGGATGGGATGTCACTTCAGGGGAAATTCTACGTTTATAAGGAAAATTCGGTCTGGAGGTTCCGGAACGTGGGGGGCCAGTTTATCTTTGATGAGGATGCGTTCCTGGAAAATATCGGTCTCCTGACCGCGAGGTGTGTGGCGGTGACGGGAGATGGGCAGAAGCATTTCTTCGTGGGACAGGATAATATCTATGTCCATGATGGAAATAGCGCGAAGCCCATGCTCGATGCTCGGACCCGGAGGTATCTATTCAACCAGATCGATCCGGGAAACTACGCGAATAGTTTTGTGTTTGTTAATTCCACCCGAAGGGAGGGATGGTTCTGCTATCCGGGGATCGGGATTATTCAACCGAACCGAGCGCTAATCGTGAATTATGATACCCTCGCCACCACGGAGTGCGATGTGGATTGGCAGGCCGCCGCTACGGGGACCTTGCAAACCGCCAGCGGCACGACCTGGGCCTCGGACCCCCTGACTTGGGCCGGGGAATCCACACCGTGGGATACCAGTTCCCGGAGGAAGATCCTGCTATGCAAACCAACCGCGTCGCGGTTGGAGCAGTTCGATTCGGGGGTCACCCGGGACGGGACCGCATTCACCGGATTGATTCAGCGAACTAGTCTGGGGATCGTGGGAAGGAACCGGCGAACTGGGGATTGGATTACCGATTTCGAGACCCGGAAGATGGTCCATCGGATTTGGCCAAAGATGTCTGGGACCGCGGTGCAGATCAGACTCGGGGGCCAGGATGTGCCCGGGGGCGCGGTGAGGTGGTCTAGTCCCGTGAGCTTCAATCCCGCTACGCAGAAATGGGTGGATATCACTGCGGAGGGCGCCGCGCTCAGTATTGAGATCTCTGGGGCGAATGGGTGGAAACTGGATGGATATAAGCTCGATCTAATAACCGCGGGACGGTTCTGATGCCCTTTCTGGCGAAAAAGCTTAAAGCGATCAACACCGGCTCCTTGGAAACGCTGGGCGAATCTGTGGTGGATTTGGCGAAGTTCGTGGAGGATGAGTTCGCGCAGGTCACCAAGGGAGCCCAGGACACCTATCCCGCCACGATCTGGAACCGGGCGCCGCCGCGCCCTCGCCGGGGGACCACCCTCTACGCGGATGGCACACACTGGAATCCCGGGAGTGGGGAGGGTCCATATTGGTTTGATGGAAGTACCTACCACCCAATGGGTCAGAACGCAATCACCTCGCTCCCTACGATTCCGCCGCCGAGAAGCTATCTAGCGGGCCTGGGGTTGTCCACCGCGGGGTCTAGTACCACCTTCACGGTCGCGGCTGGAAGTGCCACGGATTCCGCGAATGTGGATACTATTACCCTCGCTTCCGCGATGAGCAAGACCACCGCAGCGTGGGCGGCGGGGAGTGGGAATGGGGGGCTAGGACCGAGTGTCACGCTAGCTAATAGTACCTGGTATCATGTCCATCTGATCAAGAATTTGAGCGGACCCGCGGTGGATGTGCTGTTCTCTAATTTGGCCTCCGGCCCCTCGCTACCGGGTGGATATACCGAATACCGACGGCTCGGCTCGATCCTCACTAATGCGTCTGGCCAGTGGGTTCTGTTTAGTCAGAATGGGGATGAGTTCCTCTTCACCGTCCCGATGACGGATGTGAATACCTCCACTCTAGGCACGACTGCAAGTCTCTTTCCCCTCTCCGTCCCCACCGGGATTCAGGTTAATGCGTTGTTCCGGGCGAGTATATCAAGCGCGACCGCAGGTATTAGCATTCTGGTTACCTCCCCGGATGAGACCTCTTCCGCCGTGGGGACGCCCGCGGGTAACGCCAGTCTAACAAACGCTAACACCACTTCATCCGGTAGGATGACATTTAATCTTCGCACGGATACGAGCGGGAGGATTCGAGCGGTTGCGAGCGCGGCCGCCACCACTTTCGTGGTAGCGACCTATGGCTGGATAGACACGAGGGGAAGGTATCTCTGATGCTTCAGGAATCTGAGCGGGTGGGGATGGAGAAGAGGGTCTATCTGTTGAATAAGGAGCAGATCGATCACTTCTGGCCAGATATCCTTCGCCTTCTTGGCGAAGTGCCGATGTATTATGATTTCTTCACCCCGGAGTGGACCTATAGCAAAGCAAAAGCTGGAGATTTGCAAATCTGGGGATTGAGCGATGAGAAGATTCGAGGGATTGTGGTGACGCAGATTCTGGTCTTCCCGGCGCAGAAGGCGTTCGAAATTCTGGGGGCGGCCGGGAATGGATTGCTGGAATTCTTCGACCAGATGGATGATGTGTTTGAATTCATCGCCGCGGATTGCGAATGCCAGACGATCATCATGAGGTGTCGGCCAGGAATTGAGCGGAAGATCCTTCGGCAGGGCCGAGGGATTAAGGGTTGCTCGTTTCTCTATCGGCCGGTCGGGAAGAGGAGTGAGCACTGATGGGCTCCAGTTCACAACAGGGCCAGACCCAAACTACGCAACAGCTTACTCCCGAGCAGCAGCAGCTCATGCAGACTGCGGCTGGGAATTATATGCAGTTCGGGGCGAGTAATCCCACCATGCCCACGGGGAATCAGGCGGTGGCGCCGTTCACGCCTGCGCAGCAGGCTGGGCAGCAGATGACCCTCGGCGCGGCGGGGAATATGACCCCGGTGGTCAATACTGCGGCGGGAACGAATCAATATCTTAGTGGGGGAGCGTTCCTCGATCCAGGGAGTAATCCCTATGTGCAGAATGCGGTCAAGGCCGCGACTGATCCGATTTATCAGGATCTGAGCCAGCGGACCCTCCCGGGTCAACAATCGACCGCTGCCGCTGGTTCCGGGGTGAATTATGGTGGGAGCCGGGAGGGGGTTCAGGAGGGGCTAGATGTTCAGGGTGCGCAGCGGGCGGCCGGGCAGGCCGGAGCGAATATCATGAACACCGCCCTCGGGCAGGGCCTGACCGCCACGAATCAGGCGATCGCTCAGGCACCCACGACCGCGGGATCGCTGGCTATTCCGGGCGCCGCCACTAGCGCGGTCGGGGATGTGCAGCAGGCGCAGCAGCAGCAGCTCCTGAATGCGAACAACCAAGCGGCGTGGTTCCAGAAGATGCTTCCGTTACTTAAAGCGCAGGAGCTGACTGCTGGCGCAGCCGGGCTCCCGGGAGGTGGCACGACCGCGGTCGGGAATCAGGTCAATAATGCCAATCCGGTCAGCCAAGCAATCGGCCTCGTGGCCGCGTTGGGTGGGCTGACTGGGGGAGTTGGAAGGATGATGAACCCTGGCGGTGGCGGTGGCGGCACGACCGGGGTTTAGGGAGAGTAAGATGGCAAACGGTAACAATTATGATCCGTGGGACCCGAACACCTACGATCCCACCACGCCTGAAGGGCAAGCGGCGGCGGCCCCTCAGCAATGGCCCACCGAGGTGGGAAGCACAACCCCGGCGGGGATATCGGCGGATAACCCTCTGAACCAATGGGCGAGTCAGATGACTCCGGATACGTTTAGGGAATTCCAAGCGAAACACGCTCAGGGCGATCCCGAAGGGGCGGTCCAGCACCTTGTGGATAATGGGATTCCACCTCCAGATCACCATTATGATCAGAACGGCCAGCCATTCTACCCCACGGACGCGTTCGGGAACACTGGGCTCAGCTCCACCGGAGCGGTCCAGACTGGGCTAAATCCCGTAGGGCAGACCCCTCAGCAACAGGCCGCCCAGGCGGTCCAGCAGACCCGAGGGATTGGACAGTCCGTGCAAGCTCCAGGAATTCGAGCTCCTGCGTTCGCAGGGACGGAAGCGGGGGATGTGGATAATCTTTGGGAGAAGGATATAGGGAAAAATGCCGGGCAGGGGGTCCCTTCGGGATCTCCGCTTGCGAAGTTCAATGAGTGGCGGAATCCACCCCAGCCGGGTGATCCTAACTACGTTCCGCCCGAGCTTAAGCCGGCGGTCCCCCTTCCATCCAAGCCCATTGGTGAACCCCCGGCTCAGCCTCAACCTCAGCCCCAACCCCCGGCTGGGAAGAAGAAATCTCCCGAAGTCAAGATAACAAATCCGGATGGAAGCCAAACCATCCACCGCGCTGCTCCCACACCGGAAGAGGGGGAAGGCACGCCCCAAACTCCGGAGCAGCGCAAGAAGGTGCTCGAGGATTGGAATAAGAAGAAGGGCGCGGATAAGACCTGGATGGAGAAAACAGGGGAGGGGTTGTCTGAGCTGTCCAAATCCCTGGAAGGAGTTAAGGCGCCCGCCCGGCCTCCAGCCCCGAATGTGAATGTGGGGGCGGTCGCGCCCCGGGGACCGATTAGCGTGAATCATCCGCAGCTCTCTAACCTCTTGGCGCTCGTGGGCCAGAACCCGAGCGCGGCGCAGGGATTACTTCAACGCTTGACCGGATTGAGGGGGTTCTGATGGCACAGGGACAAGATTTCGATCGTCGGGAAGATGTGCCGGAATTGCCGGAATCCGCCGCCCCCGGCCAAGCCACGGATATGAGTCAGCAGTCTGGGCTGCGCCGGGCGTGGGATTCCTGGACCAGCCGTCCAGAGAATAATGCGGCGATGATTAATTTTGGCCTCAGCATGATGAATCCGGCCCCTGGGAACCTCCTCTCGAACGTGGGATATGGTCTCGGGTCCGCTGCCGAGGGGATGAGTGCGAACGTCAAAGCCCAGAGGGAGAGGGAGCTGGAGGAGCAGAAGAGCGATATTGCCGAGAGGGAGGAGGCGCGGAAAGAGACCGAAACCGGCTATTATGGGCAGAGCGTGCGGCAGAGCGGGGCGCAGCAGGCCGCGGCCCGCGCAGCGGGCGGGATCACTCCGCTGAAGATGTGGCAGGCGCGCCTTCGCGCGGGATTGAAATTCGACGATCTGTTAGATAAGGCGGGCACCGGCCTCGGAGACACGATGTGGGAGGAGATTCAGCAGAAATATCCAGGGAAGTATAAGACCAAGTTGGATTATAAGAATAGTCCACAGTATCAACAGGACCGACAGGCGTATGTGAAGAAGAACTCGGATGCAGAACTGGCGGCGATGGATCTGAGCGGGGGGACGGGCGCCGCGCCCGGAGGCGCGGCGGGGGGCGTTCCCGAGGGGACGGTGATCCGGCGCGGTAGCGCTCGGCAAGTTATGCGAAATGGCACATGGGTACCTCTAGGTGAGTGATGGTTGGGATTCCAGAAGGTTGGGAAGTGGAGAGCGCTCCTTCGGAGGGAGGGACCCCTATGGACGCGATGGCGGCTGCGCCGCCTTCGGCGGGGGTCCCCGAAGGGTGGCAGGTGGAATCCACCCCCAGAACCGCGCCCCCGGTCAAGACCGGAATTCCCGAAGGGTGGGAGCCTGAAACCACCACCACGGTGGATCATGCGGTCGAGCCGGAGAGGAAGCGGCCTCCGAATCCGAATGCTGAACCTTCCGATGAGCAGATTCCGGGGTTCTTCCAGACCTTTGGCTCGGCCGTGGGCCGCAAAGCGGCCGAGGCCGCCGCTAACCTTGCGGCGGGGACGCAGATCCTTCTCCCGAAGGGAGTGGGGGGCAAGACCCTTCAGGAATCGATTCAGGATGGAGATGTTCATCCGCAGACCCAGGACTATATTGATAAGCTTCTAGGCGAGGATCTCACTCAAGGGTGGTATAAGCCGAAGTGGTGGATTGCGCAGCTGGGCGCGAATGTTGGCGGGGTGGCCCCCGGTCTGGGGACCGCGATCGGGGCTACGGCGGTCGGGGGGCCCCTCGCGGGAATTGCCGCCTTTGGCGGCGAAGCCGCGATTGAGCGTCTAGTTCCCGCCTACAAGGCGGCAGTTGCGGCAGGTCTGCCCCCGGACCAGGCGACCACTCGGGCGCTAGTCGATAGCGGCATCGCCGCTACCTTCGCCACCGCGATGGGACTAGCGGGGAAGGTCGGGGTGACCAAACCTCTAGCCGAGTATGTGGGGAGGGTCCTCAGTCCGACCGCACTGGAGGCGTTAGCGCAACTCGGGATCGTGCAGCCGGGCCTCATGGCCGGGCAGGATGTCGCTACCTCGCTAGCGCATGGCGAAACCCCCGAGGCGCACCAGATCATGACCGATATGGTGGTCGGGGGTTTGGGTGGATTAGCTATTCATGGCACGTTCCGGGGATTGGATCGGGTGCAGGAGTTACGGAAGGGTGGAGGGGAGGAAGCTAGACCCCCCACAGCGGAAGAGATCGCAGCGGCGGCGGAAGCTCAAAGGCCCGAGCCGGGGTTCGCTCGGGGGGTCCTTCGCCGCGCGGGGCAGGTGCCGGAACCTCCGGGAATCACGGGGGTTCAGCAGCAGGAGGAGGAGCCGGGGTTCGAGAACCTAGGTGGTTATCATGAGCGGGACGTTACTCCCGCGTGGGTCTCCGAGAGGCCGAGCTATTGGTATTCGCAGATTAGTCGGGCTGTGGATGAGATGCCAGAGAAGTTCCAAGGTAAGGATTTGATCAATTTCTTGAAGAAGCGAGGCGCGAAGGACGACGAGATCAACGATCTGGACCTTCGGGGATTCCTTAAGGATTCCGATGGGCAGATAAGGAAAACTGACCTCCAAGCTTGGATTGAGGCGAACCAGGTCCAGGTTTGGGAGAAGATTTATCGGGACATGCCAAAGGATTACAACCCGATGACTGAGGCAAATGAGCTGTACGACCATTACACTCGGATGTACGGGACGGGGAATCAGGATCAGTGGGCACCGAGGGTGCAGAGGCACTTCAACCAGGTGTATGAAGCGGCGCAGCGGGAAGCGGTCGATATGATCGCGCGGGGTCCGCAGTATAGGAGCCAGTTACTTCCGGGATTGAACCATAATCCGGAAGAGATCACATTCCGCACTCCTCCACCCACGTTCACTCCCGAGCAGGTGATTGATAAGGCGGTCGCAATGCGCGCAAATGAGATGGCGGCGATAGAGGCGGATTATCCGGGGCGTAAAGTACTTCCCTATAATCAATTATCGGAGAAGATAAAAGCCGGATATCGAGACCGGGCTCTAGAAGCGTTGCAGGGGGAGAGCTCTTTCACCGGATCGCACTGGAGTGATCCGAACGTGTTCGCCCACGCCCGGATAACGTATGAGGTGGATAGGGATGGGCACAATTCCGCGGTGATCCATGAGTTGCAGAGCGATGCCCACCAGCTTGGGGCGAAGATTGGATATGCTGCCGCGGGAGAGGCGAAGCTCCGCGATCCGGACGCGATTAGGGCGGACCTTCGCCCTCTGGACGCTGAGATCGCTATAATGATGCGGGATAATCACGTTTTGTGGCCGGAGGACCTTCTAGCTCGTAAGCTAACTCCGGAAGAGGAGGCAACCTACCATCGATGGGATGAACTACGGAAAGAACTAGCTGAAGCGACCTCACCAAGCAGGAAGAAACCTCCGGCCGCCCTGCCATTCAAGACCAATTGGCAGGAGCTTGCGATCAAGCGCCTACTCCAGATGTTCGCGGATAAAGGGGTGGATCGAATCTATATGATGAATGGGGATCAGGTCGGGATGAGGCTGGGGGTCCATGATGAGAATGGAAATCTGGATGTGAAGGCGAGCAAAGCGCAAGTGGATGCCGCGAGAATGAGTTATGATAAGAAGAATTGGAGCCTTCTGGAGAAATGGGCGAAAAAGTCTGGGGCGGAAACCGGGATCGGGCGGTTCGAGCTTCCGGAGGATCTCTATAGCAATTTGCCTCAGTTCATGCAGGAGACCCAGAAGCTTGAACATAAGCAGATGGGAGTTGATCCGGAGCGGGTCCGGGGGAATATGCGATTTGTGACGATGAACCCCTCGATCGCTACGCATATTCGGGAATATGGGATGCCTCTGCATGAGGGGGATGTGGGACCCCCGAAGCGATTGCACACTCTGAGCGAACAGCTCCGGGTGAATGGGGCGCCCGAGCACCTGCTCCGCCCTGCGCAGAAGCTAGATTCCGTGATGCAGAAGATCGTGAGCGAGCTTGGAATGAGCAGGGGGATTCAGTTCCGGGTGTTCACCGATCCGCAGGGGACCTATCGGGGACGGATGCTTCCGCATGTTGATCCCCTGACCGGGAATTGGCAGCTCGAAACCAATCTGTCCCTCATCCATACCGAGGCGGATCTCTACGCTGCGATGAGTCACGAATTAGGGCATGCGATTAAGAAAGATATGTTCGAAACCGCGAGCGCGGCAGAGCAAGCTTCGATCCTAAAGGTGTTCCGAGATTTCCGTGCGAGGCTGAATAAAGATGATCTCACTGTCGGGGATGTCCGGAGGGCGAGAGATAATGCGATCTCGGAGATAACCGGGGCGCGCTCTGCGGATAAGGGCTGGAGGCTCGATGAACTTGAGCCTCGGTCCCGGGCTTATCTGCTGCATTTCGATGAGTGGTTCAGCGAGCAGGTCGCGAAATGGATGCAAACCGATGCTCGACCTATGGGGGTGGTGGAGAAATTCTTTAAACGGTTAGCGAATAAGATCGTGAAGATGATCTCTACCTTCCGGAAGACCAGCGGCCGGGGTCCGATCGCGCCTGCGCAGGCGGTGGCGGAATTCCTGAACCGAAGGTGGGATAAAGCACCTGACCCGTGGGTCGGACCACATATCGAGCAGTTCGAACGAGATAGCACTGCCGCGAACCGGGCCGCGATGGATAAGGAGGGCGCGCCGGACACTACGGCGGTCCCCCAGCAGGCCTCGACCGCGAGCGGCCGGGAGATTATTAAATCCCTTCCTCCCAGTGTGGCTGGGAATGGTGAAGCCATGGCCGCTCATGCGGATAGGATGAACGCATTCTATGACCTTACCCTTAGCCTTCCCCAAGTCCAGCAGCTGAACCGCCATATCCCCCAACTCGCCCGCTATACCGATATGCACCGTCTGGCTTATCGGGAGATTCAGGATATTGCTTCCGCGGCGCAGGACCGCGCCCTACAATGGGGAAGGATTCGTGATCCCGCCCAGCTGAAAGGTCTGACCAACGCTATCCATGATTATGCTCGGGGGTTGTTCAAGCTACCCCACACCGAAGATGGGATCGACCGCAGGCCGAATAACGAGGAGTGGGCCGCGTTGATTAAGAAGCATGGATTGAACAAGCAAGCACTCGATGTGTTCACTGGGGTGATTCAGGATTTCGACGCCGCGCTGGAGAAATACCGGACCCTCCTAATCAATGATGCGAAAGCGTCGATCAAAGATCCCGCGCAACTCGCCCGAAATCTCCAAAATATTAACGCCACGATAGATAAGCAGCTTAGGCGTCCGTTCATTCCCCTGACCCGGTTCGGGAAATACCTAGTCACCGTCTATGATGCGAATAAGAAGATCCGGGAGTCCCACCAGGTGGGCTCGCTTCGGGAACAGGGGCGGTTAGTCGAAGCGCTGAAGGCGAGCACGGACCGCTTGCCGGGGGATAGCGTGCTCCCGGGCCTCGTGCCCAAGGATGCGATGCCATTCCTGGGGATGCCCCCCGGACTGCTCGACCTGATGGATAAGAAGCTCGGCCTCTCGCCCTCCCAGCGGTCCGTCCTCGATCAGCTGAGGTTCGACTATGCTCCTGGTCATAGCTTTAAGCATCAGTTTCGCGAAACCGATCTCACCCCCGGATATTCCACCAATTTCCTGCGCAATTATGCCAATTTCTTCCATCATTTCTCCCGTCATGTTACTCGGCTCAAATGGGTCGACGCCATGCGAGATCAGATCAGGGGATTGGGGGATGATGAGGTCCGTCTATCCCGATTGGGGAATCGGGGTGGGGCGGTCAAGCTCGACCGAATTGTTAAGTTTATGCAGAAGCATTTCGACGCTTGGGTGGACCCCAAGAATGATTGGGCCGGACTCCGCGGGCTCATGTTCCACTGGTATCTCGGGTTTAACCCCGCGAGCGCGGCGGTCAACCTTACCCAGACGCCGCTGATGACCTACCCTTACCTCGCATCCCTGTATGGAGATCTTCGGGCCACCGGCGCGTTGCTGAAGGCGAGCACGCGGTTTGCGAACTATTTCCGGAAACCCAAGCTTATGGCTGCGTCGAAGGATATGCAGGCCACTGCGCTGGATAAAGCGCTCGCTGAGGGGATTCGCCAAGGCACGATTTCGGAAACGCAGTCCCACCAGCTTGCTGCGATCTCGGAGGATAGGAATCTCCTTCGGATGTTTGGAAGCAAGGCGGAGCGGGGGTGGTTGAAGTTTGCTGAGATGTCCTCCTGGATGTTCGAGATGACCGAGCAAGCCAACCGAAGGTTGGCGTTCGCGGCCGCGCACGAGTTAGCGTATAACCATCCAGATCACAAGGCAGTTCGCGAAGCGATTGAGGATTCCCCCCTTAGTTACCAGAAAATGCTCTCGGGCGATAATTCGGAGAAACGACGATGGACCCCCCAGGAAGCTGGTGCCTTTCTTGCCGCACAAAAGGCGGTGAACGCTACGCAGTTCGAGTATGCGCAGTATGCGCGGCCAAGACTTATGCGCGGGCCTATAGGCTCCACTGCGCTAGTGTTCAAGCTCTTTACCCAGAATACGGTATTCAACCTTATGTCCCATCCGGGGATGTTAGCACGGTGGGCTCTGATTATGGCGGCACTTGGTGGTATGCAAGGACTACTGGGGGCTGAGAACGTGAACGGGATAGTCAAAGCGCTGGGCTGGCAGTTATTCGGCAAAGATTGGGATTTGTTCGATGAGATCAGACACTTTTCTCATGATGTTCTTAATGACGCTATTGGTCCTGATTTACTTCTCCACGGTGCTAGTGTTCGGGGGTTTGGTCTTCCCGCCGTGATGCACTCGATGGGGTTCCACGCATTCCCGACGGTGGATATGAGTAGATCGATTGGGGTGGGGGACGTGCTTGGCTTCGATCCGACCAAGCCGCTTCAGCCCACTAAAGCGCCGCGGGAGGAGGAATTCCGCCAGATGGAGCGGGCCGCGGGCGCGGCATTTGGGCTTCCGATGTCCCTGTATGATTTCGCGGCCTCGAGCCAGGATGTCAGCAAACTGAAAAGCTATGAGGCCCTGATTCCGCGGTTCCTGGGGAATCTGAGCAAGGCGTATCGGTATGGGACCGAGGGGATGGAAACTAACCGGGCCGGGAATGCGGTGGTCAAGTTCGATCCGTATGATAGTGAGAATATGATGGAGATCCTAGCTCAGGGTCTGGGGTTCCAACCGAGGCGCAAGACCGAAGCTTGGGAGAAAGTGGCGGGGGTGGCCGAGGCGATCACTTATTGGGATTTGCGGCGGAGTGGTCTGATGCGCCAGTTCGCGGACGCGGTTAAGAAAGGGGATGCCGAAGGGAAAGAGCGTACGATTGAGGCGATCAGGAACTATAACACTAAGCTTCCGCCAGAGGCGCGGTCCAAATCGATCACCGCGAAAGAGCTGCGGAGCAGTGTGCAGCAGAGGATGCAGGTCAAGGCGAGGCAGGAGGCGGGGCTTCCGGCGGTGAAAGCTAATATCCCGATTGCGAAGGGACTAGAGCCGTATTATCCCTCTGGGTGGGATAAAGATCAGGTAGGCGCACAGGGAGTTAAGTGATGGCAACAGAACCGAAAGCAGGACCTCCGCCGACGGAGCCCCCTACTTGCAGTACGTGTTTGTTCTATGATGTCGCCAAAGGAGGAATCTGCCGGGGGGCGCCCCCGCTCCCCTCCCAGCTTCACGGCGCGCTCGCCCTTTGGGCGCTGGTCACTCCGGAAGATTCGTGCAAAGAGTACATGAAGGTGGGGAGTGCTTGGCCATAGGGGGATATTATCACGGTGAGTTTGTCCCCTTTTGCGGGATGGTCACTCCCATCTGCCCGTTGCTTCCGGTATAGAGGGATACCAGCCCGGACTTGTAGGCCGCCTTCAGGGCTTCCTCGTAATCGCGCCGTGTCATTAGATTCATGCATTTGGACCAGAGGCCCTGATCGGTCATCTGTCCGTAATATCGGACGGTGTTCACGATCTCATTGATATGGCCTCGTTGATCTACACATCCGATGTAGTCGAACACCTTCGCTAGGTCCCGTTCCATTATCTCCATTATGTCGCAAGCTTCTTTGAGATCCGCCTCCTCAATTCTTCGCTCGTCTCGCTGAGAAGCCGCAAGAATAATTGCGAGTTTATGAATATGGGTTTGCTTGCGAGCGAGGTAACCTCCGAACCGATCAGATACGAGGTGCTGAGAGCGCAGATCGGGGTTGTTGTGGTCGGCGTACCAGCCGCGCCCCCACTCTCGGGCGAACTGAGATAGAACATACGGACCAGATATTTTGCTGATCGCGGTGAGATCGGAAGTGAGATCAGCGCGGAGGCGCTGGTGGTCTGCATCAGGGACCACTTCATCTGGGTAAGGAATGAGGGCACGTTTTTTGTCTCCATAAACAAATACCACTCGACTGGTAAGGCCCCCACCCACCATAGCCTCTGGGAAGTTCTCTCTAAGCCACGCGGGGGTCGTGGCACCGATAATGTTGAGCCAAGGGTTCTCGACCTGAACGTTACCGCTTGCTTTTGTCTTGTGGCGGAATACATCCTCCTGGCCCTCCCACATCCGGATCAGGAAGCTCATTAGCTGCTCGTCGTCCAGACGGAGGAAGGTCCCCAGTTCGCTCACCGGAATGGTGAGGCAGCTCATCTTTAACGCCCCCTCCGATCCATCTGGTTTTATGTACCGAACGTATTCGATCGCGTCCTCCAAGTCCTTGGCTAGAGCCTGCCAGGTCATGCTCTCCGGGCCGAACCGGATGTTCGGCACCGAGGTCAGGAGACTCATTCCCATGGATATAGAGGTAGACTTCGCAGCGATCCCCGGGGGTCCGACGAGGATAACATAAAAGTTTGGCGTCCATTGAAAGGATTTCATATCTATCCAGACCTTCCGCCGCAAGGCGCCAGCCAAGACTGAGACGCCCGTCCAGAAATGAAACTCGGTCGGGGATTCCGAAATCCGAGTATAGTTTGCATAACTTTTTAGCCAGTTTGCTAGTTTTCTCATGGCTCACTTCGCATCTCCCCAGGAGGTTTCTGAGCTTGCTATTCCCCACTGGATTGTGAGGGGGTCCGGGTAAGGGACAGGGTTTTCGAGAGTTCGTCTAATGAGATCGAGAGTGCTACCCTCTCCCGCCCGGAATGATGGGATTTGGAAAACAATCGAATCATGAACCTGGAGGAGTAGCTCGGCCCACGGGATTTCTCGTCTGAGCCGCAGCGCACCTCTAAAGCATACTTCCGCGACAGTGCTTTGAGGTCCCCAGGCGACAGCTTGCGTAAGTACGGAATCAGGTCGGTCGAAATAAACAATTCTATACCCGAAGCGATTTCGGATAGAATGGGTGTTATTAATTGAGAACTCAACTCTCCTATGCCAGTCCTTGATACCTGGATGTAGATCAAACCATCTGCGTTGGCGACGCTCACATTCGACCAGTGGCCAGCCGACGGAAGGGTTGAGGTGGAGATTCCGGGCGGAGCTGAGGTAGTTTGTTCCGTGGACGAATCGTTTGAGGGCGTCGTAGAGGCGTCCCTTAGGGGTTCCTGGGGATTTGTGATGGCCTTCGGCATTGGTGAACTCCTTTCCGAGAAGATCTTCTCCATTCATGAGGTGAACTGATTTGCCCGCGCGGAACGCGGCTTTGAGCTTCGCATCCTCCGCCTCCCAAGCCACGACCTGGGCGTCCGCCCCGGCCAAGTCGGCGTCCACGATTACCTTCCCGTGGTCTGGGATGAACATCTTGCGGATATTCGGGAGAAGAAATGTGGGATTAGAGACCTGTTGATCCACCGAATAACTCCTTCCGTTTTGCTTCGTATACGGCGCTGGCCTCTTCTGGTGTCTTGAACGAACCGAGATAATGATAGACACGATTTACTCTTATCGCCACTTGGTATTTACCGTGACGAAATGCTACTCCTCGCGGAAGTCCGTGTTTGTTTGGTCTTCCTTGTGTTGCATAACTGATGTTCTCCGATTGGGTTGAAACCTTTAGGTTGCTTTTGAAGTTGTGTAGCCCTATATCGTCAAGATGTCTGACTACTAATGGCGGCGCGGGAATTTTCATAATGAGCACATGCATGTATGTGTTAAGAGAGAGGCATTGTGCATACCCGGTGACGTAGTTCCAATTGAAGCGCGACACGAAGTCGAAATCCTCTGCATCTATGATAGCAAAGTTTTCGCCGTCGGTCAGAGGAACTAGTCTTAACTTAGAGCCCTGTTGATCCAAAGCCTTTGGCTCCTCTACCTTGGGGGGAAGGAAGGGTGGATAGCTCGGTTACGTCGCACCCCACGATTGGGGCGAGAACTAATTGCGCTATACGGTGTTCGTGGGAAACGTAATGGGTCTCCCAGGAACCGTTAAATAGGAGGATGATTAGCTCGCCCGAGTAGTCTGGGTCGATTATTCCGGGAGCGTTTGCCACAATTATGCCTTTTTGTGCGAGGCCACTTCGTGAACAGCACTGGATGTAGTGTCCGGGAGGCGGGATCACCACTAGGCCGGTCGGGACGGCGGTCACGCCCTTCTGGTGAATTGCTCGGGTGGTCGGCCTCCCGGACTCAGTTAGGAGGAAGGCGTGAACGTCCAGCCCGATCGCATTGTCGTGGGATCGGGAGGGGAGCTTGGCTCGGGGGTCCAAGCGGTGAACGCTTAGTGTGCGGGGATTTGGCATTAGGGATTCTCCTTCAGGACCGCGTCGATCATGGCTTGCCATCCCTTCTTCCAATCGCATTGTCCGTATGGATCGCAGACATCATGGAAGGCCGTCATCATCCTTGGCGTCGGTTCGCGCATTGCCTCGATGGCGGCGCGGGCCACAGTCATCGCGAACTCTTTTGTTTCGCCCTCAAATGGCACCAGGGCTGTATTCCATTCAGCCTCGTAGAAAACCCTCGCCACCCGCTCGATCATTTCGGTCTCGATCATTCAGTCTCCTCCCCCTTCGGTACGTTCTGGAGATTGCAACCCCGCCAGAAGGCGTTCGCCGAACTGCTCCACCGGAACGTTTCTGTTCCTGCGGTATTGAAACTGCACTTCATACGCCCATCTTGTTCCAACTCTGCGCCGATAAACGTGTTGTGAAATACACCAATTGAGCGCTGTAATTCTAAAGCATCCCACAAGCGCTCCGCCCAGGGAACGTCTTTCCTTAGTCGCTCTAAAGCTTCGGCATCCAAGGTCTCGTTCCCGGTTTTGCGGGACCGCTTGGCGGGGAAACCGAGTATTCGATAGAATAAATCCTTCTGTTGCTTCGCCGAGTCCCACCAAGGCTTGTTCGAGTTCATCGGCGCGAATTCCGAGGTAGTGATCCACGACTGCGGGATTATCTTGGCGAGCCATCGGTTGATCCTTTCCTTCTCGTAAGCGAGGTGGAAGCCCATCTCCGCCCGCCTTTGGCGGTCGATCCGAACCCCGCGGCGCATCATTTCGAGAGCCATCTCATTCTTGGCTTTCTCGATGGCCCATAGCTCATCAAAGCCTTGAGCAGTGATCTGGGCACGTAGCTCGGTGGCGCACTCAAAAGTCCGAAGGGCGTCCTCAGCGTTATACCTGAGATGCGCCTCCCAGCCATCTGCTTTGACTTCCCACTCCTTATTATCGTCCTTCCAATACCAGTAATACTTATTGTACAAGGAAGCCAGATAGTCCAATCCTTTTGGGGTTCCTGGCCAAAGTAAATGGTGAGCGAGCATTGTATCGAAGTCGAGATTAGGGCGTATTCCCCAGTCTCGCTCGATCCATTGGGTGTCGTAGTTGTAGTTTTGGCCGATGATTCGGCAGTTGGGGTGAGTGATAAGGGTTCGGATGGTTTGCACAAGGCTTAGCTCCTGCTCAGGTGACCAGTAACTGTCAAAGGTTCGACCATATCGGGGTCGCACAAAAGGAATGACGAGGGCCGTACTGCCAGACCAATACGGGCCGTCCGCGAGGGCCATGCAAGTGATCGTTCCTCGTGACGTTTCAATATCATGAGACAGCGGGAGCAGATTCCCACTTGCACAGGAGATAAGCCAGTTTCCGAGCACTCGATCGGCGATATCAAATGAAGGGCTGGAGATGATAGTTGGTGGCGGGTCCGGTCGCCAGTCTCCACTAAGACCAAGTGGTATTCTATTGCTGAGGTCATGAACCGTCACCGCTCGATTGTACCAGGCTCGGAGGATCGCGGCGGGGTGGATGATGGGAAGGATCTTGATCCCGCCGGTTCCGAGCACGTTCGACTCCAACATTGAGCCTCGATAGGACATTATCCCGGAAGGAGCAAGGACTGTCGCACCATCTCCCGCTGATTCTGACGAGAACGATACACAACCCCCCTCGGTTAGAGCCCACAGGGCGTAGTTCCCAGCGGCAATAACAAGGCTCGGGGAGAGGAGTTCGAGTTGACGGTACATCCGAGCTATCTCGCTTTTCGCCCAAGGGGTTGGATGGAGCCCTTTCCATGCTGGTTCTCCAGATTGTTTGGAGTTAAAGAATCGCCAGACCTCATTGCTTGGAGGCTGGGAAGCGAAACAATTAGTTACAAATACCTCGTCCCGGCGATAGCCAGCTTCGGCGAGCATTTGGTTGAATAAGTGACCCGAGGGTCCGACTAAGGGCTGCTTGGCTGCGGTCTCATGACTTCCCCACGACTCCGCCACGACCGCGATCCGGGCGTCCTGGGGTCCACTCGTCCCGTACCATAGATCGGGGGCCGGAGGTGGAGTCGTGGGTTGGTAGGTCATTAGTCCACCGTTATCTTGGTGTGGGGTGGAAGTTTGGCCGCGATCCGTTTACGCGGATCGGGCTTCGGGACCGGAATCGCTGCTTTCGCCACCTTCGTACTGGCGGACGGCCGCTTCGCGGCGACCGCTTTCGCGGTGTGGGTTCGGGCATGGCGGGCGTCCAGGTAGTAGGGATAGGGAGAATAGTTCTGATATGGTGCTCCTACATAGTAGGGGGAGGGGACGGAGTATCCGACCGGGAGGGCGGTCTCGCCTCCCCACTCGGACGCGGACCTATACTCGATCACTGGTTGGGACACAGGGTAATAACTCTGATAGTAAGAGTAACCTGCGGGGGCGCAGCCGCAAGCGGCTGAGAGTGCATAGATAATCATCCTCATCTTCGATGGTCTCCGTCTATTGTTCCACAGTTTTCTGAACACAGAAGTATCGATTGAATTTCCCATCTCCAGTTGCTTTCTTGCCCACGATCGGGCAGTCTGTTCGGGTGTAGAAGGATGGCATTACGACTGGTACGCAATACTGGTTCGCAGACGCACACCAAAGTAATACCAGAACCCAATTCATATCGCTATTCACCTCCTCTCTTCCGGGGGTCCCGGGATTAGATCACCGCGAGGACGGTCCATCCGTTCGTCGCGGCGAGGGCCAGACATCCATACCGGGTTAGTCCGTTCATGGCGGCTGAGGTTGCATCGGTAGTAACCGCGATCTGGTTCGCGTTGAAGATCACACCTGTGAAGGTGCCACCTCCGGTTCGGAACGACATCATGCTGATTTCACCTCCTTCCTGGTTTTCACGAGAGCGATGTTGTACGCCTTCTCATCGATTTCGATGCCGAGGGCGCGCATGTTCAGTGCAAGAGCAGCTTCGAGAGTGCTGCCACTGCCACAACAAGGATCAAGCACATAGTCACCGGGAAGAGTGCTGGCCCCAAGTATTTCTTTAAGAAGGGCCACAGGCTTTTCCGGACCATACTCTCTTTCATCACGGGCAACTCGGTTGTGCCGGAGCACATCGATTGGGGAGTGAATGAGCCCCTTCTGACCTTTTCTAGCGAAAAAAATCCATTCAGTAGTTCGTCGAAATCCTTCTCTTCCCCAAGGCGCCATCCCTTCACTGTCGCTTTTCTGCCATGTGATTGGAGTTCTAAAAGGCTCCCAGCCGCTTCGCGCAGCAGAGTCCTTGAGCCATCCGAATTGATCAATATCGCAGAAGATGAAAAGATTGGCCCGAGGTCGGGTGATTCGAAAGCCTTCTGCCAGAATGATTGAGATAATGTTCCTGGCGACGTCAGGCGTATCTTCGTAGTTGTGATGGATTGGCGAGCGCTGGCGGAATCCCCCTGAATCAACACCAATTCCGTAGGGGGGATCGGCGAGGATGGTATCAAAGATTCCTGATTCCAACTTGGGGAGGATAGTGAAGAGATCTCCATGACGCACCTCTACTGTTACGGTTTTGCGCTGTCCCCTTCGGATCAGCTCAGCCTCGAAGGCTCGCTGCTCATTCGCCACGATGAGATTGAAGGCTTCAGTCGCGTTGCGGGCTTTGGCGATTTCGGGATTGGAAAGGTGTTCGTTTATGATCGAGGCTTGGCGGACGCTCCGAATCATGGTGGATTCGGCGGTCCCCCCGCCGGGGCCCGAGAGCTCGGTGGTGTTCTCTGTGATGATCGCTCGAGCAGTGTCCACAATTGTTTGTTCGGGATTGGTTGTCTTGCGCATGTTGTGGATGTAAGCGAGGGCCGCTACGCGGTCCTGCCAGGGGAGCTCAACACGATCCACGTTCTCAGCGAGCTCAACCTCTTGGCGCTGGATGTCATTGCAAGCCTCGTCGAGGAATACGACCGGCAGGTCCCCCGGGGGAATCATGGTCCGGTTGTAGATGAAGGTGAGGCCGCGGGCGGCGATCGCGTCTATGGCGCGGGTCCGGCGCTCCCCCGCCACCAGGATGTAGGTTCCCTCCTTCTGGGGTTGGACTACCGGAGCGTGGAGCAAGGTGTTCACTAGGATTGATTGCTTGAGGTCCTCCACCCCTGCTTTGGTGATTTCCCGCCGTTGGCGGGTGGGGATGGCGAGCTGGGTTCGTTTGATTATATGCATAGGGGTCTCCAAAAGGTCCCCGCCGGAGACTTGGGGGTCGCTGGGGGGCGGCTCCGGCGGGGCTCAGGTCACAATTCCGGGCAGGGGTAGGCGGTTCAGCCCGGAACCTTGGACCTAAGACATGATGGCGGATACGCGGGTTACTTCGGCGTACTTCTGGGTGGGGTCGTTGCGGTCGGAGCGCTGCCCGACCTTAATCATGACCGGGCCCTTCCCTTTCATCATGAGGGGGTTCCAGGCTCCCTCATTCTGACCGAGGGCCTTGCGCAGGCGGCCGAGAGAGACATTCTTCCCTTCACTCAGGTCGATCGAGTCCCCGTCTACGTCCAACCAGAAGGTCTGCTGGACCAGGACTTTGTCCCGCTTGAGTTGCTGGTTCGGGAGTTGGTCCCCCGTGATTGCGAAGTTCACTTTCATCCGAGGAGAGAGCTCGTTTCCGTTTCGGTCGGTGCCCCCTTCCTGGAAGGAGATCGCGTTGTCGCCATCGTCAACGAAGGCGCGGAATTCCCCCTCCGGGCAGGGGGTCGTGGTTGTGGACATGGGGGTCGTGATCGTTTGGTTTAGGAAGGCTTCTGCATTAAACGCCATGGGGGGTTCTCCTGTTCTGGCGGTGAATTTACTTCTGGGTTGAACGCCTGCGGTAGGCGTCTACGATTGGTGTGAAGTCTTGCGGGAGGCTCGATCCCGAAGGGAGGGCCCGATTTTTAAGATCAGCCTCAGAGTCAATAGTTGCCCATAGGAATTTGCCAGCTGGGTCCTTTCGTGCTCTAATAACCTCTCCAAAGAATCTAGGTAGTTTAGGTGCGAGCTTGCGGCCCAGCGTGCTAACTGTAACCTTCGACATTCCGGTGATTTCATCTGGTTCTCTTTCGATATGGGCGGTCATGGTGAAGAAACAGTGGCAGTCGGAGGTTAGCTTATTGATCACCCCCTCTACCTGAGACATAGCAGCTCCCCACTCGCCTTGATGAGGAGATGGCTTATAGCCAACAGCATTTTGCAAACTAATAAGGCTAAACCCAGAAAGAGAATCCAGGATAAGAGCGCGAGAACTATCAAACAGAGTAACGTCGCCGAAGGACTCATTCGTTCGGTGGTCATGGAAATTCTCCATATTGCGCATGAGCTTGTCCCATTGTTTCATGTGTTCTTTACCGATTCCGGAGCGGATCTCGCTGAGGTCCTTGTAACTCATCGCGTTGATCTTCACTCCCATCTCGCGGAGGGCCCCCCAGCCCGCGGTCGAGGGGGGGATTACTGTGTAGTGGAGGAGGTTCGGGGGCAAGCGGTCCCGCTCCCAGGCGTCCAGGAGTGAGTCGGCGCCCGTCGGTTCCGTAATAACCACAAAGCATTCGATCCCCGCCTTCGCGTAGGTGGCGATTGAGGTTGTCTTCCCGCTCCCCGCGGGTCCCATCACTAGGGAGCAGGGGGGCTGGAGCTGGAGGCTCAGTTGGTTCGGGACTTCCTGTTGCATGGCTGGGGGTCCTTAGTTGGAAATAGAGGCAGCGATATCTGGAATCCTGTTCGCATCCCCAGAACTGGTGAGAGCAGTGGCCGAGCCACTCGCTGGTTCGGGTCCAGAAGGCGCAGTTTTCACAGTAGTGGGATTGCGAAGCAATGGGTTCCATCGACGTATCTCGTAGCTTGGATACCAATTCTCTGGATGGGGGCTGGAGCACAGAGGGATGAATGGACAATGACTATAGGAAGTGCATGTGTCCCCTAGGTTGTAGTCGAAATATCCCTCGGCCCAGGAGGCGCTAAGTCTAACAAGGTCTCGCCGAAGTTGTTCAAACCATCTGCTGATAAGTGTCTGCGGATAGATCTTAACCGCCTCAACTTGCCTGATACTGGTGAGGGTGATGATAACACCTCGGACCACAACAGTGTTGCACGGAATTCCGTTATGCTGGAGGGCCCAGCAATAACCCAGAAACTGGGAGCGGAGGTCCCACTTCTCAGCCCAATTAGCTTCCAGGCGTTGAGCAGTCTTCTCATCCCGGATGGCGGGCCGGCCATCTCTCTTCCCAAGGAGATCGAATCTACCAGTGTAGATAAAGGGATCACCACTGAGTGGGTGGCGGGGGAAGTTAGGAAAGTCGAGTGGGATCGCGAAAGAGAATTCAAATGATGGATTATCTCCGAGGAAGTACGGTTGAACACTATCAAGTTTAGGAGGATAGGTTCGCACATAATCCTCGACAGCGGCCCACATGTTTTCAGGAGTCTTTGGATGCTTCTCCTTTCGGATGATAAAGTCACCCCATTCTGACTGGAACGTTGCGAATGCGCGGCCCAGGGCAGTAGGGGTGTCAGCGTCATGGAGAAATACCTCGCGGTAGAATCGTTCGAGGGTTGAGCTAAAGACCGCGCCCGCGTGGAGATCGACGCTTACCTCTCCCGGGCGAAGCCCTAGGATGTATTCGTTGTAGAATTTCTGTGGGCAGGCGCGGAAGCAGTTCATCATGGTCGAGTCGATGTATGCGGGGAGGATTGGTTCGGGGGTCATGGTTGGGCACACTGATAGGTTATGATTCCAACGGTCAGGGCGATCATGCCGGAGATTACTCCGGCCCAGAATGAGGGGTTATGCATTAGAGGGAGTCCAGGGTTGGGACCAGAGGTTTGCGGGCGGCGGGGGTCCGGGTTGCGGCGGGGGAAACCTTCTTTCGAAGGATTCGGGCGATTGCGACTAGTTCACGGAGAACATCGTCAGAGAGGAGCTTGAAGTTCCCGTCCGGGGCTTGGCCGATCAGGTTGCTTCTCCGTTCGAATAGTTGGACTGCGGTGCAGTCGTTTAGGTGGGTGAATTCATCCATCACATTTGACATCGGTCTTGCCTTCCATTTTGTTAACATAATCAGACAACAGATCGGTGATTACCTTGGAGATCGCGCCGTATTGGGGTTTGTTCAGGACCGGGTTCCAGTGGAATCGGTCGAAGCGCGCCACTAAAGTCGCGGGGAGGGAAACCTTCTGGGAAACGTGGGGCTCGGCGGTGCGTTTGGTCATGGGGGCTTTCTGACTTCTTCGCTTGGGTAGGGGATATCGTCCCCTATCTATGGCATCTTGATGGTTTGTCTGTGCCGTTCCTTCATAGATATGGTCCG